TTTCCATTTTTTCGATATCCTCCTTATCTGGAAGTTTTTTAACGTTTACGTTAAGATCATCTATCTTCCCGATAAGTTTATGTAAAGCTTCAAGAATTTGAACCTCTCTATTTACAGGTTTTTCCTTGACGTCTATAGTTGTTATTTCAAGAACCATGTACCAATTCGCATCCGGTTGGAGTGTTTTATAATCACCGTCACCTTGTGATTCGTATATTTTAAAATTAAGTTTCTGTATCGATATGGGATTGAATAAATTTGTCTGACGCTGAAACGATCTCCACTGTTTATCACGCATGATAAAATCATTACTTCCCGTAAAACTTCGTTCTAATGGTACACGCGCCAGGATCTGCCCGTTACGTTCATTTAGTATTTGACCACGTTTTGGGACATCATCACATACTATATCTATATACTTTGCTACATTTGTATTACCTAAATCATTTTCACCTACTTGTGTGATATAAAAATCGACTGGTTTTATACCAATTACTTCTGATATTTCTTCGACGTGTAGATTAGATTTAAGTGATAAATCGATAGTGAATGTGTTGTTTGTACCATTAACGAATTCGGAATCCACAATTATGTATTGTACTTTTTTTGGTAAGTCCTGGAGTGAAACCATCTTGTATTTAGTATATAAAAAAATAAATATAAATAATAGCAGTAATGTTTTCGTTTTATTCGAGTGTGTGTAATTTATTATCACCTAAAACAAACCCCGAACCCCCATCTATAAAAATGTGTGAAAATGACTATATCATATCTAAAAATGAAGCGAATGAAACAATCATTTTAGAGGTTCCTAAGAAACCTAAGTTTACATACTTCTAATGAAATGTATAAAAAAATGAAATGGACGACTACATTGCCTTACACACGTACGACTATAAACTCTCGTTTTGTCAAGCGACAAACGAGCTACCGGGTGACATGCAAAGACTCGTATGGGAAAAACTTAACGCGTACGAATCACGTGATCTTGTGTGTCCGGGAGCCCCTCAACGATCCCCCCGAAATTCACGATTCTCAAAAGAGAGACTCGAAACTCTGGTTAACCGATGGAGAGAAAAGTGGGGCGAACCTACTCCGTGAAAGTATGAATACACTTGCACGCGAACAAATGTGTTTAAATGATTACGAGCGTAGTGAATATGATTCATATTCACTCGTACTTTATAAACTACTTCTCGATGATCTTAAATACCAAAGACGTGAATTACAATATTCTACTATTTTCGGTGATAAATGGAGAAAAACACCCGCAAATAAAAGTAATTTATTAAATATTCATAGACGTATATATGAAGTTGAGAAGAGCTGTAAAGATTTTATAAAAAAGGAACGTGCATTTAAGAAAAAGTATTTTCAAGATGAAAACTATATTATTAAAGGTATAGATATAGAGTAAATAAATTGTAATGTTGAGTATAATAAATCCGTACACAAAAACCATTAGAATATCGTGCCCCACTAAACGTAAAGAAGGTATAGCGGAATATGAAAAAATAAAAGATAAAATTAAAAAGACAACTTTACAATACGGTGTCGCTGTTTCGACCTACCATTTTATTTTTCATACACCCATTGACGGTGTATCTGCTACTTTAGGGACAATTGCGTCGTGTATTTATGTAGACTCGTTGTCATCATACGTCGATAATATTGAAAGAATACCCGTTTTGAATAAACGATTATTGTTACCGACGTGTCTCGCACTAGCCGAATCTTTGTGGAACACATCGGAATTACCATTCGATTTTAATATGGGGGCAACCTTATTCGGATTTTTAGCGTATAAAATGGCATTTTATCAAATCGTGGCCGAAGAAATATTGATGTACAGTGAAGACCTAAGTGATATAGATCAGCTATAATAAGTATACTATAAAAAATGTCTCTCATTTACCAACTTACCAAACAAACGGTTAGTCTTGAAAGACTCGATAAACTTGACGGTGTTCTTTCGAGTTTTCGAACCGATCAATTTTCATCTGGCACACCTTCTCAAGTGTATGGGGTGAGATTGAAAACAAACTTTCCACAGGATTTAATAAAGTTCAAAAAGGAACTTAATCATATTGCGTATGTCGGTGTATCTGCATTTAACGATAAACTTCACTTAGTAGACTTTATGTATGAAGAGAAATACGAAGATGGTACTCGGATTGGTATTATTGAGCCAGTAATCCAAATGTTGGCAAAAGATGAATTGGATACTATGGTTGTTCCGCGATACGTCCCGGAAGAATGGATCGAGTTCTGGATGAATTACTTTAAAAACGAGTTTAACTGTCAAAAAACTCTTTTACAGTTTGTTGAAAAAAATAACCTTCACGGAAGCATTGACTGGACGGAACTTTACAACTCATTCCCTGAAAACATGGACTTAAAACTTAGCAACTAATGTGTAATATAATACGATGAGCCTTACTTACGAACTCCTTAAAAACTGTACCACGATTGTTGAACTTTTCGATGTTAACGAACTCTTTTCCGAATTAGCCGGTGAAAAATGTAAAGTATACGGTTTACGCGCTGATTTTGGGTACCCCGCACACCTTGTTCCTAAAAATACGTATAATTATATTGCGTATATTGGTATTTCTAATAGAAAATTAGAAACATCGTATGGTCAAGCCCAGTTTATTGAATTTTATTATGAACCTAAGGATATTGGTATTTTGGAACACTTTTTTGATATGTACCTCGAAAGTGAAAAGGAGATTCTTAAAGAATGTGGGTGTAAAGGTGATGAAGAGTTTACCGTCGAACTTTTCCCGAGTAAAATCACAAAAAAGAACCTCTCGTTTTGGAAATCGTATTTAGATGAACAATACGGTGTTAATGATAGAATTTCTTTACGTGATTTCCTTGACGATTATGAAATTAAGTACCAAATTGACCACGATCGGTTATACGATTATTTACCGGAAAATATTGACGATTTGGATAATGAAAGTGAATACATGTCGGATTCTGAATCCGAACTCGAAGAAGGTGAAATAAGAACCTAAGTACGAGATTATAAAAAAATGATAAAGAAAATGCGTCCAAACTGTGTACACGAAAACTGTCTCTGTCGCCAAGGAAAAAACGGGTTTTGTGTAAAACACCGTGAAATTGGTGAAGCCGTAGAAGCCCTTTTACTTTTAAGAAAAATAACAAACCTAAGTTGTAATGAAACAAAATAAAAAATTAATATATTAAAAATGGACGCTCTTACCACGTTAATGCAAACGCTCGACCTCAATTCTAAGATAATTTCTGAAGGCGATTATCTTAAAATGTGTGATTCGATCAAAAAGATTCACGAGTATATCAAATACGAAACGGATTCTGAAAGTGATGGTGAAGAAGAATTTAGAATTCGTCGTGTTGATATACCCATACCCTTTTCCCCGATGCCTCGTCTACCACCATTCGGGGATAATCTTGACGATCTTACGATATACGATACGGTGCCACCACCACAATCAAGACGTGGGGATTATGTACACCCCGACTTACCAGAAATACAAACACCACCACCTGTACCGGAACAGTTACGCGATTACGAACTCGAAGATGAACTTATGGAAGTAAACAGATTAATCCACGAAACGTTAAAAAAAGTGGAAAAACTAAAACATAGACGAAACGTGACGAACTTTGTTCGCCAAGGAGCTGTGAAACGACGCGCGCGGGAACTTGGCATTCGATTACCTCGATATACGGTTGGTTCACTTTTAGATTCAGGACACGACGTTGGTGATGTACGTATGTTCTTCAAGGATTACCTGGAAGACTATAACGATGATATCGATAGACAACACGAAGAATTATCCGAGACGTTAAAAGAACTCGAATACGATAAAACGGCTATAATAGACGAACTTATAAACTTTTAATCAAATATCATTTTACACCACTTTTCGTTAATGTTGCCGAAAGGCGAATACTCAAACAATAAATGTATTAACGCCCCTGAAATAATTAGAGCGCCTGTACCTTTATAGATATATTTTGTAAGACCCGTGAACAAAACCTGTAACATGAGACCAATGAAGAGTGCTTCCATCAGGACGGTGGTAAACTGACGCATTTTTTATATAATAGTATACTATATAAAAAAATGGATTACCAAGGAATTGGAATGTTAACAGTACTCGCCCTCTTTGTGGGCATCTTCATTTACACACTCGTGAATAGATCTAAAGGTTCGAATTCGAAACCACAAATTGAAATGAAAGAAGAATAAACTAAACTAATTTAAAAATATTATCTCGTGATATATAAAATGATACTCGTATTAGCTATCATTCTATTTATCATATTTTTGATTTATAGTATAAGACCCAGCAAGAGTGAAGAGTATACACTCGAGGGTCTTAAACTTTCGTGGGCGAATAAAGCGAGTATCGAAGGGGTTGTTACGAAATGGATAGTTACCCTAAAAGATTCTTCAGGAAGTGTAATTCACACCTACGAAAATAGTGATGCGGGTAACCTTAAAGACTTTACGGATGTGACCATGAACATAGTAGATAAAAAAGAGTTTGATGAAAAGATTATAGGCGATAATACACTCGAATTATACTATAACGATATTAAACCTGATACTAAATTGTATACGAAAACTGTGACGTTTACAGAAGACGATTTTGGAATGTCATTAGATACGAGTAATCTTGAAGAAATTGATGTACCCGAACCTGAAACTTTTACATACGAACTTATCATGAACAAAAAGAATGCTTCTTTAGGAATACACATTGAGTATATAAAACTCGATGGTGTTTTAGCAACAAAGGCACAAACGACTATACACAAAAATCCTAATAGAAACAATAAACCCGATAATATGTTTAGTGTTGGAAGTGGTACAGAAAATTACGCGTCATGGAACGCGAATGGTCACAATGAAGGCGATAAGATATTTACTATTGTATCTGATAAAAAGGTTGATAAAATAGATATAGTATATACACGACCTCGATATGCACCCGGTTGGATA